TTCATAGCATACTCATAGTATTCATTGATCTCATCATGATCCGGAACTAATAAGTTACCATCAGCATCTTCTAGTGCTCCTTGGTAATTAAGATATACTTTACCACATTCAAATGTAGTATGTAAGAATCCGTCTTTAAGCCACGCAGTATTTGGTGCATTTAAATAAAGATTTGGACAATCACATTCTATATTCTGAGATGCTTTAAATCTTAATGGTAGTATTGCTGTATAAACTCTTGTTACTCCTGTAGGTAACACTTGTATCAATTCAAATTGCTCACCTTTACAGTTAGAGAATACTCTAGGTTTAATACATGTATCACCAAATGGGTTATTAGGATCAAATCCAGGAACTACTACTGGAGAACAATCTGTAACATGACCTTGACAAGCTGCAGTATGATTACATGGATTAGCATTACATGTTCTACAGTTAACAGTTGGAGGAGCACATTGATCTATAGTACTTGGTACCTCATTATACGGTACTTCCATTATAGTAGTACCACCATGTTGGTAACCCACATGTTCTTCAAATGTACCACATATAGATCCAAAGTTCATAGTAAAGAAATCATCAGGTAGTTTAACCTTATGATGCTCTACTTCTAATATAACTTCTTTAGTCATATTGATTCTTAACCCTAAGTCATATGTGACTCTCCTAGCAACTTTAATAAGTTGTTGAGGCTCTATCATATTTTCAAGAGCAAATGTGTTTAAATCAATTGTAACATCTTCCAGTAGCTGGTCAAATGTTCTTAGCTTTAGAGTATAATTAAAGTCCATTATCTTAATGAGTTTTGACTATCATCTGAACCATTAGTAGGTATACTGATAGACATAGTTAATTCTTTTAATACATATTGTTCAATCTCACCAAATAGATAATCTGGAAAAGGTAATTGATCATCATTTCTAAACCTGCATTCCTCTGAAGTATCACAGGTAAAACCTGATATGTTACCTTCAAATACACCTTCAACTTTAATTGCTTCCCACTGTACATTTGGCATATATAAGTAACCATTCAAATACCAGAAATATTTTCTAGTATTATATTTAAAACTTGTAACCTTAGTCATTGATGAATATGTACCTGGATCAGTTCTGAATAATTCTACTGATGTATCTAATGAAGATACAGTACGTATAAGTGGACCATTAAGCCCATCAAAAAACTTAGGTAGCTTTTCTTTAGTTCTTTTTATATAACATCCTGATGTAATTCCTACACATCCTGCTTCAACTTTATCTACATCCATTAACTCTACATAAGTCAATGTAGAAAAGATTGAACTAATCTTCATTAACCTATTCTGGTTATCTTCTCTTTTTAATAGAGACTTGCCATATTTAGATATAGCAAAGTATATAGTTCTATCAGTTAAGAATGGATCTTCCTTAACTGCTTTAAGAGCATTTCTTACTCTTGATATTGCTTCTCCTATAGTTGTCATATGTCAAATTCATTATATGTTTCTAATCTTTTATTATCTCTATCTTGTGCATAGCTTTTTTTAATAGCATACTCAAACATCTTACGTATTTTTTTCATTGGATCAACCTGAATATAAATAGGCCAATTTGTTGAATATGTTTTAGCAACTCCTCTTTTAAATAATCTACATCCATTGAATGCCCAGCATTCTCTATTGCTGAATCTGTATTTATTTTGTAGTGTTGTATAAAATATCTTTGCTAGTTTACCGTCTGTATCCCAGTTATTATTTGTAACTATCACACCATACTTAGTTGACTTAGCAAAATCAATATTTTTTTTCTTGCTTGTTTGACAGGTCCCTATAAATATGTGCCCAATGTTTTCTGGTAACTCTACACCATCTCTTGTATCAATTACAGTTTCCCAAAACACTTTATGAAAAGTATTGCAAATAGTTCTCAGGTCTTTATCACTTACATCTTTAAATCTTTTATGCTTTTCTCTAAATGCATTGAAGAATTTTTGATTCAAGATGTGATGTACTTCAGGTCTAAATCTTTTACCTTTTACATCTGGCCCTTTAAATACTTTACTTTCCATATCCTATATATTAATATACTAAAAATTTCAGACTTATAAAAGTTTACAAGTCAAAACAAATATAGTACTTATAACTCATATATAAAAAATAACCCCGGTAATGAGCACATACCGGGGTCTTGTTGTTAGCCACAGAAACCAACAAACTGCGACATATTTTTAATCTGCTAATAATACTTTAACAGCTACACCATTTATAATTACGCTCCAATATTTTGTTTGTGTCACTGAACCCGTAGTAATAGTACCTGCATTAGAGCTTACTGAACCTACAATAAATTGATTATTACCCGTAGCAGTTGCTCCATTACCTATTATAATAGAATTACTAAAATTATTAGAAGCAGTGGATGAACCAATACTAATATTATCACTTCCTGTAGTATTATCAACTAAGGCATTAGCACCAATACCAATATTATTGCTACCTATAGTATTACTGTTTAAAGCCGCATAACCTATTCCTGTATTATTACCACCTGTAGTTGTAAAAGAAAGCACTACTGAACCTACTCCTGTATTACCACTACTTGTACTATATGCTAATGCATCTTTTCCAACTGCTGTATTTTGACCACCAGTAATATTTGAAAGTAAAGATCTTGCTCCAATTGCTGTATTGGTCCCCCCATTAGTATTGTTTAATAAAGCAGATGTTCCTAATGCTGTATTATAAGACCCTGCAATATTTGCATCAAGTGCATCTTTACCTACTGCAGTATTAGTTGAAATATTTCCTAAACCTGTTCCAATTTTTACAGTATTGAAATAAGAATCAGCTCCTATATATATTGCAGCAGGTCTTTCAATATCTCCAGTTTTATTTGAACCAGCATCTGTTGTTGTTCCTTGCAAATAAAAATTGGAGCCACCTCCTCCACCTCCACCTGTAGCAACAAGTGGACTAGCAGGTGTACCAAGACCGGTAATAGTTGTACCATCTACAGAAATTCTAACAATAGGATTTTGAGGATCTGTATTATCAGTATTTAAACCAGTTACAGATTGTACTAAACCATCTACAAGTTCACAACAAGCTATAAGTTCATTTACAGTTGTTGTTAAAGATGTTATTTTACTATTTATTTCAATTATCTCTCCTTCAATTGTAGTAAGTCTATTATTAATAATAAGTAATTGAGAATTGATGTAGAGAGTCAATTTAATAATTTCTTCACAGAAATAAGACACAATACTATCAAGTGCTTCTGCAATTGTATCATCTTGATTTACTACAATATCTTCACCACATAGAATATCAGGTAATGTAAATACGATACACTGTGCATCAAATACTTCTGCACACGGTTGAGGATTTGGACAAGCCGCTGGAGTTGGGCATGGGGGTAAAGAAGGATAAGCATCTTGACAACCGCATTTTATACATGTATTCATAATATTTTTTATTTAACTTTTTGAATTGATAATCTTGCAACATCACCTGCTGTTGCTGTATATGCAACATCGCTTAAGTTTAAAATGTTTAATTGAAGTTGAGCACCTACTGTTAAATCTAAACCTAATGCAGTTCCTGTAATATCTACAAATTGAGTTACTTGATTAAGAGTTGCACTACTTACAACATAGTATCCTGCAGATGTTGAACTTACAATTCCTGCTATCACCATGCCACTAGTAAAACCTACACCTGGTTTAGATAAATGAACATAAAAGTTTAAATTATATCTACCTGTTGCTGGACAAGACCACACACCTGTTGCTGGATTATAAGCATTGTCTTCATCATATAACTCAGTTAAAAGTTGTACTACACCGTCACCAATTAAATTAATTGATGAAGAAGGTGTTTCAAGTGGAAGATTAGATGGAGTACTTGATGCAAGCATTGCTCCTGGTACAATAACATCAGCTGTTAAAGTATACGTTGGTCCTACACCTACTGATAAGTTTACAGTTGCTGTATCAGCTATTGATGGAGCTTGAGGTATTACATCGGCACTAACTACATAAGCAGGTCCACCTGTTACATTCATAGTAATTGTTGGAGTAGCTAATGCAGCTACTGTTACACTTCCATCTCTTAAATCTTTAATACAAGCCCAGACATTATTTAATGTACCAGCAATAGTTCCAGTTGGTGCAGTCCATAAACCTGCATACTGTGCAGACATTTGTGCAGCTGGATTAACTTTAGATAAGTCAGTAGATGCAACAGTTTGATTTGAAATTGTTGCAGCTAATTGGCCACTGTTACCAGTAATAGCAACATATGGAAACCAGATCTGATTAATGTATGATTGAACAACTGTTTCAACGGGTTGTGTACCACTCAATGATGGTATTGAAGGTAATGTTTGAGTTAATGTTACTTCTAATACTGGAATAACAGGAGCAGGTGCATCTTCTAATGTAGTTACTCTAACATCTAAATCATTAATAGCAGCTTGTTGTAATGCATTTGTATCAATGATTGCACAAACCTTTTCTCCAATAGCAATTGCATATTCAGTAAGAGTCATTGTTGTTGCAGTTCCTACAACAAAACAAGGAGCTACAGTGATAATACAATCAGTTGGACAACCAGTTGAATCACCAGGTGTACTTGGCGTGCTTGGAGCATTTTCAAGTTCACAAATCTTTACAATTAAAAAGTTAATTAAATCAGTAAATGTTTGTGGAGCACAGTTGACTAAATTGAAACAACTTATATCATATGCTGAAATATTAAATGTATCTAACAGAGTACATAATTCAGTAGCTAGTTTTGCAACTACATCTGTAATACTATCACCTTTACATACATTTATACATGCTAAATCAGGACCACCCCAAATTACACAATTTGAAGATGTTGGTGAGCATGGAGAATTATCAAAGTTTAATGGTTTCATATCTTTTGTATATATTATAATATAAGTATTTTAATTAAGAATTACAACCACATCCGCAATCAATATCTCTTTGACAACAGTTGCTTGTTGGTGCACATAAATAATCTGGGTTATTAATTGCTTGTAATTCAAGTAATTGGAACTTAATGTCAAGGCGCATGATTTCTTCTTCAGAACAACATGGTGCAATACCATATCTTTCTGATATAACATTTCTATAAAGTATCTCAGAATACTCACATGCAATTCTTTCATAGTATTGAGTTGTACACGCAGGAGAATTATATCCTGGTCTTACACTTCTTATAGGTTTTGGAACTACACATTGACTATCTACACAGTCTCCACAGTTTGTAGTTATTTTTGGTAAAGCCCAGTCTCCTGGAAAGATCCATTTTAATACACACTGTTGTGCACTTTGTTCACCAGCAGCAAGTATAATGCTTCCATAAACATTATCACAATCCAAATATCCAAATGTTTGAGTAGTAGTAGAGTTATTAGTTATAGCACTACATATACATGGAGAAGTAAGTGCACACTCTAAACATGTAGCATAAGTATCTCCAACAATTACTAAATCATCTGATGTATTAACTGTAGTTTCTGCAACAGTCCAACAAGTATCAGGATAAAATGTAAGTTTAACTATTTCACCAACATATGCTGCTAAATTTGTTGTTGTGTAGATAGCACCTCTTATTTCATCACAATCATATAAAACATATCTCTGAGCTTCACACTCTGGACAACTTGCAAAACTACTTATTATAGTTACTACTGATGGTGATGGATAAATACTTGAAAACACAGTAACATTAAAACATCCTGGATGCTCTTCCATTGTTACAGTCTTACCTATATAAGCAGATAAGTCTTGTTCAGTAAATACTGTTAATGGGTTTGATGTTCCACAAGATTGTAATTTATAATAATTAGGTGGATTACATGTAGCACATGAATCAAATGTTTGTGTAACTGTTGTACTTACATAAGGCAACTCTTCATCACATGCTAGCAATAAAACAATTGTCCAGCATCCTGTAAATTCTGCTAACTTAACAGTTTCATTTAATGCATAAGGAAAAGCAAGATCTTGATTGTATGAATATATTACTTCATCTGTATCACAGTTTGTTAATTCATAACATGATGTTGGACAACCTGATATTAAATTACATGTTTCACCTACAAATATTTCATTATCTAATCCTGATACTATAGGATAAGAGTATGAACAAATTTTAACTGGTGCTGTTACTGTTTCAACAACATAACCGTCATCAATTGTAATATAAGAAACATTACCTGTACCTGTAATAGTATAACATTTGGGAACACAAACACCACATAGTAGTTCATAGTATATTGAAATCGGTGTAATAACACTTGGTGTAGAATCAAAACTCAAAACATACCAACAGGGAACTGGTTCTAAATTAGTATAGACTAAGTCACCAACATTAGCTGCACACTCTGGACAACCTGCATCATCAGTATATACAACTTGATCATTAATACAATTGACTAACTTATAAAAAAAATTTCTTGCCATTATGTTTTATTTTTTTGGTTGTTGCTTAAGCTTCACTTCATATGCTGTAATACAGTTAGTACATACTTGAGCTTTATTTGATGCAACTCTTTTTTGACATCCGCAAGAAAGAGCTTTTTTACAATTAGGACATGCTGCCATTTTTATTGGTTTTAATGGGTTAACAACTTTTACAATTAATTTTTTTCATCAACTTTACAGCATAGTTGTAAAGAGACATTCCTTGATTAGCTTCATGACAGAATTCTACTTTTGCTTTAGCAGCATCCAAGTACATCTTAGCCATTTTAAGACTCTCAAGTTTTTGTTGAATTACTTGAGACGGTTCACATGCAGCAAGATCTAAGTTACATAAAATAGTATTATAAGTATTTAATGCTTTAGATATTCTTAAGTGATTGTATTCTACAAATACTATATCATTAGGTGATACACTATACTTGATAACGTATATACCATCAGGTATATCAGCTAATACAGTTGCACAATTCTGTGTTTGTAATTGTAAATCACATGCTGTAAGTATTGTATTATCACCTGGTACAATTGTAAGTTGTGTAGAATAATTAAATCCTGGTACCGTTACATTTAATGTAGGGCACGTAACTGGAATTAACGGTGTATAAATACTTGTATCAAGTATAGACATGATGCAAGGATTCAATACAGTTGGGACTTCTAAACTTAATATATGTTGAGCCATAATGTTTTATAAAAAAAGGGAGGGAAAACTAATTCACCTCCCTTTGTTAGTATTGTAAGATAACTACTTATTAAGCAGTAATGTCAATTAAAGGAACACAAGCTGTAATAGCTTCAATTACTTCTAACTCAACACATTGACCACAGTTTGCAGTCCAGTCATCAACAAATTTTTCAAAATCAAGTTCAACACCATTAGTGATAATCTCTAATAAGTATTGATCATTATCAAATGTACCAGTTGGGTTATTGAAACGTGGAACTGAATGTTGTAAATAGTATCTTGTATAGAAAGCTGTTCTATTGATAGTATTTAAGATTTGATCTCCTTGAGTCACCTCTCTGATTCTTAAATCTGTAGCAAAGAAGTTTTGTCTGTATCTCTCAGATAAGATTACATCTCTTGCAACTGACTCACCAAGACCCATTGCTTGTAAACCTTCACACTCAGTAACAACACATAATCCTTCAAATTCACATGGAGCACCATTGTAATCAACTAAAGAAGCATACAATTTAACTGGCTCTTTTTCAAAGAAGTCAGAAGTTTGGAATGTACAGTCATTGAAGTCTGTACCAACATAAGCACCAAATAAAGTAATACCTGCGTATTGACCTATTACGTGTCCTGGAGATACATAGTTATCCCAAGTACCACCGATTGTAAAACCAGCTGGTGGAACAAGACCTGCAGTAACAGTTCCTGGAGCATACCATAAAGAATTATCTTCAGCAGTAACTACTGGTAATACAAATGGAGAGATTACAGTTTTAGCTGAATCAACAATTGTATTTGGTAAAGACTCACCAACAATTGCTTGAGCCCATTGGATCATTACTAAAGTACCATCAACATCTACTGGAGCAATTGCTCCTGCTGGACAACATCCTGTGTAAGCTTCAACAGTTAAGTATGCATTGTGATTTAAGAATCTTAATGCTGGAGAACCTTTAACGTCAATACGTAAAGAATAAGTCTCATCACATAAAAAATCTCTCTCACATGAACCACCTTGTGCTGCAGTAAATGGAGTGAATCCAATGTTAATTACATTTTGTTGAGCTGGATTAGGATCTACTCTGTAAAATCTATTAATGTATTTAGGATTAATAGTTTTAGACTTGTTAGATTCTAAGTACCCACCATGAGAACCAATCTTGTCTTTAGAATACAATGATCCTGAAGCAAGAATTAATGGACAACATCCATTTGGAGGGTTACCAATATCAACAATATCCCAAGTTTTTGGATCAACAAAAGCAAAGTCACCTGTAGCAAGAATGTTACCTGGTGTACCTAGTTGTCCTAGTGATAAATCTGTGAAACCTTGTGTTCCAACAAAAGCCTTCTGGAAGGCGTGATTAAAATAAGCCATAACTTTTTAATTTTAATTTATAAACATATATATAATATACTAAAACATTTTGTTTTAGCAAAATTATTTTAAAAATAATAATTTATATTTAGCTGAGTTAAGCGTATCCTTAACTGTATCAAGAGCATTTACAATTTCTGAATAAGGCATCTTAGCTTGTAATCCAGTTACCATTGCTGTAATGTCTCTGATGTATCCTAAACCATCCGCTGGTGTTGCTAATGTTCTTGGTGCTACTTCACTGTACTGTAATAATAGTTCAGCTGCTCCTTGATATCCTTCTGCTAAGTCATCTGCGTGTCCTGGTAAGGCATCGTATAATTCATTCAATGCTTTATGTGCAGCAAATGCTCCAGCACCTTGAACTTTCAAATGTAGTTTATGAAAACTAGTTGCAGCATTCATTAACTCACTCACACATGCAGCTACCATAGAATCTACTGATCCTCCACTTGGTGCTGAGTAAGATGCAGCAGATGATGTTGCGTCTCTTTTTAATAATTTGGGTCTTTCCATTGTTATAAATATTAATTGTTTCTTTCTGCTGTTTCTGTTCCTCTAGAGAATTGATTACCAGATTCAATATCACCAGCTAGTACACTTACAGCTTCATCTATTAAAACCTCTATAATATCATCTTTAAATTCACATTCTACATTAGTTACTGTTTGTGTTCCTGTATAAGGATCTACACAACCTTGTACTTCTATTCTTACTGGTTGTCTGTAATAAGTTAATGCACCAGAACTAATATCAAAATCATTATTGGTATATACATTAACTCTATTACTCTTTAAAGTAGCAAATGTTTCTGCCCATTCAAAGCTAGGTTTTTTAGCTTCATCAAATAATAATTGATTTAAGTTACCCTCCTCTGCAAGATACACTGACATTCTTCTATCATCACAACATCCTTTCTTAGCAGTAACATCTACACGTTTCCATTGTAAATAATCAGCAGGTAAGTCTGAGTAAGATGATATATCAGATTTAACAAATGGTATATTAATAGTACCTAGTAACAATTGTAAATCATCTATTCTTCTAGTTGATTGTTCATCACCTTCTTGCACAACATTAATACCGTGAAGTTGTCTTCTGACCCATTCTACTTGAGCTTTATTAAATGCCTCAACTACTTGCCAACATTCAATGTTGTCGTAGTCTTGGCTATCTAATTTGTTTAGCCTTTGTTTTACTTTTATTACTAATACACTATTTTGCATCTGTTATCCTTTTACGCGTTTAAGTCTTGGATTTTTAGCTTTAGCTTTAGCACTAGCTTTTCTAGTTGATGCAGCTAATATAGCTCCAGCAGCTTGTTTACTTACACCTTGTTTAGCAGCTATCTTAGACTGAACAGCTTTGAAACCTGGATGAGTTGCTCCACCTAATTTTTTTACTGTACTCTTTGGTCCAGCATATTCCATTTTACCAGTTGACTTATTAATCTTATAATTATCTTGATTTCCTTTTAATCTTTCTTTTTGATCAAGTTTTAATTGTTCAAGCTTTAATCTTTCTTGTTCAAGCCTTAATGTTTCTCTTGGATCCATATGAGGCGGTTTAATTAATGTTGGTTTTACATTTGAATTACTCCAAGGTCTATACTTTGTTGTATCAGTGATTATACCATCTTGAGCTTTAGGTATAACTTTTTTAGTATTACCCTTTGCTTTCATTTTTGCACCAGCGATTCTATCTGCTTTAGATTTACCAGGATTATTATCTATACCAGCTATAATAGATAGAATACCAAATGGACTAGTTCCACCAGATTTCATCATAGGTTTTCTTTCAGGAGCACATGCACCTGCAGCTGTTCTTACTTTAGTATTTTTGCAAGAAGTCTTAACTGCTCTATTAGTAGTTGCCATGACTATTTCTTTTTAGATTTAACTACTCCACCTTTCTTTTTTGTCATGTCATATACCTTCTTAGCTACATAACCTATAGGACTAGCCATCACACCTGCTTTGAACTCTGCTGCTGCACTTCTAGGTTTTGGTTTTGCGTCTCCAGCTATTTTACTTTTAAGGGCACTATATTTTTTTATATTAGCTTCACGCATCTCATCTACTGAAGGTCTTGGACCAACAGTTTTTTTAACTGGTCCTGTTGCACCCTTCTTTGGTGTATAACCACTAGTATTTACTGGTGATGCTGTTGCACCTCTCTTTGGTGAATAACCACTAGTTTTAGTAGATGGAGATTTAGTATTTATAACAGTATCTTCATATTTAGTTTTAGGTCTTTGTTTAGGAATAGTAATACCCACCATAGGATCACCAAATTCTATACTTGGTTTTCTAACTGGTTCAGTACTTTTAGGAGCAGCTGTTGTTTTAGCACTTACGCCAGCTCTTACTCTTGATGAATCAACTTTTGACTTAATACCTTTTGGGTTAGGACCTTTAGGAGAAGTAGCGTTTATTCTTGCCATTGCTGCTCTTGGAGTTTCACCAGGTCTACTTGTTGGTGTTGTTTCAAACATTCCTACACCAGTACTTTTTACTTCTCCTTTTGACTGGTATTTTGTAATTGATTTTTTAACCATTGCATTTCTAGCATCATTAGCTTTTCTAAAAGTAGTTAATACATGTTCTTTTTTAGTTCCACCTTTTTTCATAGACTCAGGACCTGTTTGACCTGCACCTGTAAAATATGGTATTCCAGCTGCAAACGGTTTTTTACCTGGACCCATAGCTTTAGTAGCCATACCACCTTTAGACATTTTTTTCATTGTACCCCCACAAGAAGCGCATCCTAACTTTTTCATAATATATAAATTTAACAGTTCCACTTTTTTAAAGAAAGAGCCTTTCTAGTAGGTCTTCCTTTTTCATCTTTCATAGGTCCACTTACTCCAGACATTCTAGCACAAAAACTTTTACGTCTCTTAGCATCTTTACTATCAGGATCTAATTTAGATGGTTTAGTAGTAACTGCCATCTTAAGTTTAGAACCAGGATTAGCTTTTCTATAGGAAGCAACACCTTTAGCATTTAAGCCTCCGGTTTTGCTTTTTCCTACAGATCTTGTCCATGCAGGTGTCTTTGCCATGGTTATTTCTTTTTATTTCTTTTAACAATACCACCTTTTTTCATCATCATTTTTTTCTCTGTATCAGAAATCTTTTCTTTTAGTCTTTCTGATCTTTCCTCATTACCTCTTGAAGCAGCTCTTCCTGCTCTTCTTTCTCTACTTTCATTCAACATACCTCTTACTTTATTACCAAAAGTTGCTCTTGGTTGTGCACCACTTGCAGGAGTAGAACTTGAAGGTTTACTTGATGAAGTACTTGAACTTGTACTTGCAGTTGATGTTGCTGCAGCTTTTGGTTGAATGATTTCTTTTTTAGCTTCAATAGTATTAGCAATTTGTGTTGTAGGTTTCATTTCCATTTTATCAACCTTATTATCTGCTTTTGAAATTGCAGGTGTTGCAGGTTTTTTAACTAAAGGTTTAGTTTCTTTTTTCTTAGGTGTTAACTCTTTAAAATTATCCTCTGCTTTAGTTTTTCTACTTGCATTTGCTTTTTCACCAGCTTTAATAATATCTTTTCCTAATGAACCAGTTCTCTCATCTTTTTTATTTGATGTTACAGGTGATTCATAGTTTTTTGTTGCTGGATTAAAACCATACCATTTAGATGAAACACCTCTTCCCCATTTATCTTTTGCAGGTTTATAATCTACACCTTTCTTTTTAAGTTCATCTTTTAAAGAAGGCGTTTTTATAAGTGTGTCAGTTTTTATACCTGTTTTATTTCCACCTACTTTAGGTTTTGTTTCATCTTTTTTAGCTTCAGGTTTTTTAGTATCTTTTTTAGCTTTATCCTCTTTGCTTTTAGAATAGTCATATAGTTTTTTAATACCATAAGTTGCTGCTGCAGCACCTAGAATAACACCACCAACTTTACCAGCCTTAGCTAATTTAGCATTTTTAAGAGCTTTAGCTTTTTCAGCAATTTTAACATTTCTTAAAGTTTTACTACGTTCAGCAGGTGGTTTACCTGCTAGTCTTCTTCTTTCAACTCCAGACATTCTTCGAGTTCTTTTTAAGTTTGCTTTAGGAGCTTTTTCAGCAGCTGCTTTTTCAGCAACAGATTTTTCAGCAGCTGCTTTTTCAGCAGCAAGTCTTTCATTTGCTCTTGCTTTTATATCAGCTAAAGCTTTTCTCTTAGAACCTACACCTGGAGTTTCACCTTTAGAAGCACCTCCACGAGTTCTTGGTTTAGTGTCTACTAGTGGTTTCTTTTCTAATGGTGTTTTCTTTGCATACTTACCAGATGTACCTGGAGTATTTCCTTTACTTACACCACCACGTGTTCTTGGAGTAGTTGTAGTAGTTGTAGTAGTAACAGGTTTAGACGCAACTGGTTTAACTGGTTTCTTAGCTGCAGGTTTAGGTGCTGGTTTAGAAGCCGTAGTAGTTGGTCTAACAGGAGCTTTATATCCTTCACCTTTTACAACTTGTCCCATAGTTTTTGGATCAGTAGGTTTTAATTTAGTTGAACTTACTACAGGTTTGGGAGCTGGCTTAGGCTTAGGCTTAGGCGCAGGTTTATTATTTATCCCACCAGGATTAATACCTTTTGGGTTAGGACCACCTTTATATCTTGAGTTAGATTTTATCCCTTTTGGATTTATTTTACTTGCCATGATCTTTCAGATTAACATTTTTTACCTTTACTTCCACCCATTTTCATTTTAGGTGAAGCCTGTGGTTTGTTAACTTTTCCACATGATTTACCTGATGCATTTTTTAATGCATAAACTGGAGCGTTGGTTCCACCAACTCTACCTGTTGCTTTTTGCTGTACGTTTACTTTTGCGTTAGCCATGATATATAGTTTAAAAAAAGCATACCAGCATTACTGGTATACTCTAGAGTTATTTACATATTCCACAGTTTTTCAACTTGTGCATTTAAATCTTTTAAAATATCCTCATTTAAAGGACTTTTTAAGAACTCAATTACATCTGATACATTTCTACCTAACAAGCTATTTGTTCTTGCATGGTAGATATAACCATCTGCCTTATTTATAATATACTTAAAAAATATGGAATCTTTAACAATTGCTTTGATTTTTAATGTTTCCATATCTAAAGCTGCTGCATCTAAGAAACCTTTTGCTGCTCTTTCTTTGTTACCTTCAGTACCTTCACCATTAATGTGTCTATCCATATTGTCATAGATAACATCATTAGGTGTATGTTTTTTATACTGTACACTAGCTGTATCAACTGCTTTTGCAATATAGAATAACTTAGTACTATTTTTATCAAATAGTTTCTGTAACTCAGCAAGTGCTTTATTTTTAAGTTTTTTGTATTCAGTTTTAACACCACTTGTTTCAGTTACTTTATCCAAGTAAAATTTTGGCGGTACTGCTTTTGATCTAGCATCTTCATAACTTCTTGATACAAGTGAGAATCCTCCAGCTTCAACAGCATATAGTTTAATTCTATCATATGGATTTGCAGGATCTAGATATACTGGATCATTACCACATGACATGTTGATTTTATTCCAGAATTCTTTATTATCTGGTCTTAATAATTTTACATCATTCCAGAATGTAGGACTTTCTACATCTAAAATATTAGCAGCTAATTCTCTTTCTAGTTCTGCTACAGCTTTTCTAATTTCTTTAGTTTTAGCTTCTCTCTCTTCTGCAGGTAATAATTTAATCTCAGGAGCAAATTCATTTAATCCTGTTACATATCTTATTACTCCATTTTGTTCTAAGCAAGCTAGTTGCTCGTAATGTTTTACACCATCAAATAATGATTGGCCATAATGTTCTAATCCCATATTTGACATTGAATTGTCAAAATAAGGTTTAACAGAGATCTTGTTGCTCTTGTTAACGTTAAATACTTCTACGTGTGTGAAATCCATTTTGTGTTGGTTTTAAAATGTTTATAATTGTAAATATATAAAAAAAGGAGGAGAATAAACCCCTCCTCTTTTTATTTTCTAGTTTGACATATTAGAATGATCCACCTGTGATTGGATTTCTCATAACAATTTTCAATACTTTAGTTGGATCTTTAACCCAAATAGCTGGCATTGTTTGAGACATCATTACACGGTAACCGTTGAATTGTCCAGAAGATTGGAATCCTTGAGATCTACCCATGTAATCCATTGTTCCATTTTGGTACCACCATTTCAATTGATTATCCCAAGATAATTTCAACATGTAGATGTTGTCATTAGTATTATCTGTGATATCAAAGATAATGAATGAGTAAGAAGATAATGGGAAACCATCAATGATAGGGTTCTCAATATCATTAGTATGAACATTATCAAATGCAGGATTCAATACAAATTTCACATTAGCCAAGAATGGAATAACGTAAGAAGTGTAAGCAAATCCAAAGTTTAAGTCCATACCTTTACCAGTGATAGCACCGATATCAGCAGCTTGAATCAATAAACCTGAAGAGATAGCTTCTTGTTTAATTGCTTCATTAACCATTCTCATACCACCCATACCTGTTTGAACAACAAGTTGACGTTTAGGATCTGGTCCTTGGAACTCAACTTTACCATTGAAGAAGTTATATAACTCTCCTCTGAATAAATCTAAGTTAAAGTTGTTTTTGTTGTAGATACGTTTGAAAGAGTTATCTAACTGTTTCCATAAACCTACAGATAATCTTACATCATCTGGTCCGTCTTGACGTACTCTACCCCCGTGACCCCACATAAGGTAAGTCTCAATATCAGAAGCAATCTTAGTTAAGTGAGCAGCCTCCATGTTAGTTAAGAAAGTTCTTGATAAATCACCATTATCAAATGCTTTTTTAACTGAGTCTTTACCCATTACTTTAACCATATCATCCAAAGATGAAATAGATGGATCTAATCCTTTCAAGTGAGATCTCCAGATTTCTGTAACTGGTACAGTACCATCTGCATTCATACCACCTTTGATCATTAAATCTGCTCTAGAAGAGATAGAATAATGAACGTGAGCTTCAGCACCACCAACAAAGTTATAATACTCACGGAATCCTGTGTTAGTTTGGATGTCTGAGAATCTCTCACCATACTCACCTCTAGCAGAACCTTTACGGAATACTTTAGTACCATTAGCTAAATAAGCATTATCAATGTACTTGTAGTTATCATTGTTAACTAACTGTACTGTATAGATGAATCCGTCACCAATTGGTAAGATATCATCAGCAGTAATGTACATCTCAACTCCATTGTATTTGTCATAGGTAATGATATCACCATGTCCAAATTCTCTTTTGTTAAGCTTGATTTTGAAAGTAGTACCTTCAATACCTTTAGCAGTGTTAGCTGGTTCAATGTCTTCAACAATGTAAGGAAGATCAATTGAAACTGGAGTTTGCCATTTGTACTCACCTCTTGCGTTATCTACATTGATAACGTTTTTTCCACCAAAAGAAGATAACTGGTATAAAGGCATTTCAACTTTCTGAGCCATAGCCCATAAGTCTACTGGACCTAAATCCATTGGTTCTGCATCTTTTAGCATGTTTTGTAAATGGTATGAATCAACATGTGAACTAGCATTGTATGCCGTATCACGTAGGAAAATACCATTATTTAATACTGGAGTTGCCATTTGTTTTTATTTATTTATTTATATTATTTATTTTAAAATCTTTTAAACATACTACTACCAGATGATCTTGATATTGTATTGTTACTTGTAGTTTTTCTTGCTTGTTGTTTTTCATCTACAGTATTTGAAGATGCAATCTTTTTAGCCTCTTCAGTTTTTAACATTCTTACTGTTTTTTCTGTTGCAACTTTAGTACCTTGATCTTTTATCTTAGCTCTGTATCCTTCTGGATCTGCTAATAACCATAGTGCTTCAGCAATAAGATCATGTCTTGGTTCTACAAACTGATACTTCTCTAATAGGTGACCTAACATATTTGTAGGCTTACCTGATATTGAAGGATAGTTTGGTTGAACTAATCCACTATACAGCATGTTCTGTGTTTTCTTATCAAGCTTAACTCCATCAAGTTCTCCTGTTGACAATACGTTATATACATTATCCGTATATACTTTTGCAGCTTGAACTTGTTGCTCTTTCTTAGTTTCTTGTTCTGCTAGTTTTCTAGATACAATCTCTTCCTGCATTCTATCCAACTTAGGTTTAAACTGTTTAGCTTTTTGTCCTAACTTATCTACATCTGCCCAATCTTCAATCTCTGACTCTATTTCCTCTGGTGTACCAAAGTTTGTAGCGTATAAGTATTGTCTTGCAATCTCAGCTTGATGATTCTCATCTTCTGGATCTAATTCAAATACTTCTTCTACTTGAGCAAGAGTTCTAAATAATCCTTTAAGATCTTGTCCACCATCAGCTACATATTTAGCTGCAGTTTTCAATTCATCAGGTAAAGCATTAAAAAACTCTTTTGGCACATCTTCTTTAATCTTTCTCTCTTTCTCTTGAAAGTTAGCTTCAAACAACTCTCTAAAGTCTTTAGTAGTATAATCCTCTAGATCTTTATCATCATCAAATCCAAAAAGTGTACCTTCTTCAATCATCTTAGAAGCTAACTCATATAAACCTGACTTATCTACTTTAGGTCTACCTTTATTACCTGCTTCTTCTTCCTGAGCAATAAGTCCATCTAATTCATCAATTGTCTCTTGAACTTCTTCCTTAGTGATTGTTTGCTCTGCAGTATCTTGTTTAGTTGTTACACCAGTTTTACTATCAAGGAACTCATAATCAGTTTTAGCATCTTTAGAAAAAAGAGACTTTTTCTCTTCTTCCTCTTCTGGTAGCATCACGTTATCCGCTCCAGGCATTCCAAATAATTCATCCAAGTTTACATCTACCTGTGAAACGGTAGTGTTATCTTGTGTTGCTTGCTCATCAGTATTCATATGTTGGTCTTTATGTTACTATTAATAATATAAGTATTTTTTTTACAAATAAACTTCATATATTTAAAATAGACTATTTTTTAATATTGTTTTTTGCCACTATATAGCTAAGTCTATTTCTTCTTATTATCAGTTTTGCTTTTTGTATCAAATTTGTTCTTATTCTCTCTAGCAATTTGTAATTGTTTATCTGCTATTGACTGTTGTGCTTGTAGTTTTTCTCTTTCAAGTTGCATCTTTTGAGAATCTGAAGATTGTCTATTTGATTCTTTTTGTCTTTCAAGATTCATCTGACTAGTAAATTGCTCAGACTTTTGTATATCTCTCATTGAATCAGTAAAATCAGACATTTGATTTTGATTAATATCTTGAGTAGCACCAAATCCAGCAGCTCTAATTTCAGCAACAAGTATATCTCTTTGTCTATTTTTCTCTTCTCTGATATCTGTATTATCAGATTTAAGTTTTTCTGCTTGAGCTTGAGCTTGTAATTGCTGTTCTTGCATTTGTTGTTGATGCTGCATTTCTGCATCTTTCTGCGCTTTGATTTTTTGCTCAGAATCTTTAAGTACTGAGTTTAACTCAGCTATACTTTCTGATTGTACTAATTTACCTAAGTCATAGATAGATGCCCCAGTAGTATTATTATTTAAAGCCATATTTTTTAACTGTTCTAATACTGCTCTGTAATTAGCTTTAGTAGTTGCAAATATGTTTAAGTCTCTCATAAGCAAATCTGTACCATTAATCTGGAAGTTTACTTTCTCATCTGCACCAGTAACATAAGTTAATCTTGCTGATGGTTTAGTAGAGTGATAGAATTGAGCTAAGTCAGTTCTCATCTGATGTACTCTTGGCATTAAGTAATCTGAGTGTTGTATGAAATACATTTCAGTCTGTGCATAAGAAGCACCTACTGCTTGCTCAACTCCTGTTGCAGTTTGTTGAGAAAGTTGTTGTCCCATTCTTTGTGGGTTAATACCTATAACTTCATATGCTTGTTGTTTCATATATGTAGCTAACTGTATCCTTGACATCAACCTATTTGTTTGTTCTAGGTCTAGTTTTTGGAAATGCTGAAAGTTTAAAGCATTTTCTGTATTAGTAATACTGGTATCTAAAGGAAGCATCTGAAAATTCTTCATTGCTACATAAGCTTTAGCTAAGTTGTTCTTACCCCAATCTTCACCCATTGAGTGTCTTGGTAATGCATTCTGATCAAGTAAGATAACTGTACCTAGTTCATCTACTAGTATATCCGCTATTTGGTTATTAACAATGTTATATCCTATTTGGAAAGGTTTCATTAAATCAATCAATGCAGTTGACTTAGTATTTCTATCTGAGAATACTGCACCCTCTACTGGTAGTTTACATCCGTAGATAGAGTTATCACCTTTAAATTGAAATCTTAATGGTCCTATATTTTGTTTATCAATACCAATATATAGTGGAGTAAATCCACCAGGATTATTCATACCCCAGAATGATGGAATATTAGGTCCAATTTTTACACCACCCCATACTTCATTAATCCAGATCCAATCTATGTGCTCTCCGTATACTAGATTATCTTTAGTTTTGTTTTTAAAGAGTCTTGTATCATATATAGGATTATCAGTTACTTTATAGTCTTCTGTAATAATCTCTGTTATTACTTCACCTGAGTCAGTAATTTTAGTTAAGTGACCTACTTTTCTCTGAGATTTCCAGTAACCTGTAGTTACTCTCAACAAGTATGCAGTACCTTGATCATAATAATCTTCACCTTCTCTTAAGATGTAGTTTACAATATCACCCGCGTTGAAAATATTATTAGCTGCTGCAGTAGAATATTGACGCATACCTAGTGAAGGCATGTTAGTATTCCACTCATGTGATTTAGTAGCATCATAAAATGATCCGTCATTTTGTACACCACCAATATTATATCCTGCTGATCTAATTGGATAGATAGCTTCTAGTGATGCCATCTGATCTTCATTCATCATATATCCATACTTATCAATAACATCTGATACAGTTAACATATCTGTTTTACCAACCCAGTTAGATTGTGATATATATCTTGCATCAGGAGATTTGTGATAAAATGTAAGTACAGGATTCCATAACTCTACGTCATAGTCATCTTCCATCATACGCATATGCCAGAATTCTCTATCTGTAATAAGCATATCTCTGAAACCTCTTTCCTCTAACTCATCCATTCTAAATCTTTCAACATCTACTTCATGTTGGTGAGTAGCCCATTGCTCTACCATTGATCTATAATCCTTTTTAAAGAATTGTTCAATCTCTGGTAATGATTTTAATTTTTCTGGATTCAATTGTTGTTGTGCCTCTTCAGATTCAGGATCCATACCTTGTTCTACCATTGCAGCAATAATTTTCATGCTTGCATCAGACATAAGTACATCCTCTACCATCTGTCTTTTTTGCTCCATCATCTCATTATAAGATCCTTCATCTACTGCACGGTATGATAACTTACTTGATCTTTTAGCAAACTCAGCTACAAGAACATTAATAACATTAGGGATGATTGGATAAAACTTTAACTCAAGTGCGGATGCATCTTCTTTAGTAAGCGTCTCAATGATATCTCTGTAGTCATTGTCTTCTTCAACTATATAGTCAGTTCTATCAATAACACCTTTAGCTAACTTATAGTTTTTCATTAGCCTACGCGCGTTTCTTTTAATCTGTTTAAGACCATTCCACTCTAACCAGTCAAGATTCCATGCAGCCCACTTGTCATCTTTTTCCTTTTTAGGAATAAACTGTAATGGTTGCGTAATACTACCTAATCTATTGTGTTCTGTTTTAGCTCCGTTTTTGAGCTGAAGGGCATTATATACTTGCATATCTTTTTATTTTAAATTTTTAAATGGTGACCTGTTTAGTTTTTGACCTTCACCTAATCCACTTCTTCCTATATGTCTAAAAGGACTACTCTTTAATTTATACAAATTTTTTGACTTATCCAATTTTAAACTTGCATCATCCATAACAACTCTCTTTGCATAACCAATATTTGCTTGTTGTATTTTTAAGAAAGACACTAGTGCAGCAAAGGCTACAAGCCTATCCACGTTGAGTCCATCTTGATAAGCTTGCATTTCTTTAAGTAACATAATATCTGGAATCCTTTCTACCCCATAATGTATCTTAACAGTAGTACCATCATCTTTCTGTATATGATCTATTTCTTCAGATAAGAAATCTTGAGTATAACTGATCATATGATTCTTGAATAGTACACCTGTATTTCTCCATCCATACTCTTGGAATACATTAGCATTAGCTCCTACATCTTTTAAGAATACTATTTGGTTTCTTGGTACTAGGTATCTTTGTTTCTTTCTAGCTAGCATATGATTTATAAACTGTGAGATATTGTTCTCCACAATTGTAAAGGCATT